GGTATCTTGTTCCACTCTTGAGATATTAAACCTTGCCAAGAAACGTAATCCAGTAGGCCAGGCATATCACTCTCAACATAAGTTGTGTGATTCGATACAACTAAAGGAATAGCATCAAAGTCATCATAGTTAAATACAAAGTCAGGTTCATATCTAACTATCTTTCCTTGTTGACCACCCCTTTTATAATTTACAGAACCAGGAACCCGCAACACACGTGCTGCGTCCCACGCCCCAGTGTCTGCTTTCAAATGATATGCTAGCCTTCTGTTGACTTCTTGTTGTGTAGATAATTGTATAGTGTCTTCAAGAAGCCAAATTGCTTGCCACCTGTTCCCACTTGTTTCCCAAATAAAATTAGGTTTAGGAACTATGACAAAACAATCCTCATAGTTGATATCAGTTCTATCCATATCAACATATAAAACTCCGACTTTATCTTTTGCATTGATTGCTTTTCTAGATTGGTCCGTGTGAAAAGTTAATGGTGTCCAATAGATATCCGATCCCTGTGGTTGATTACTAATAGCCTTAAGAATACTGCCATAATCACTCCAATCATAACAAGTTTCTTCCCATTTAGTACCGTTGGTTGCCAACCATACTTTACCACCACCACTGTTAGCCCAAACATGGCTCATTAATTCTATTGTTTGTTTCATTTAACTCCTAACTATGCTATTATAATCTATGTTAATTTATATAGGAGAAAAATGTCTGAGAATACTAAGAAATCTATGGCAGATTTTATGGCTCCAAAGATGCGTACCAAATGGTATGTAGATAATGATGAGTTATTTAATGAAGTCATTGATGAAACCATTGAAAATGAATATCCGATATTATACGTTGCAGAATATCTAGTCGAGCAGGGCTGTCCATTTGCACTTAAAACAATACAGAAACATGTCAAAGAAGAAATTACTAGAAGACTTTCTAAATAAGCAAAAACAAATAGAGGAGCATAAAGCTGCTGCTAAACAAAAGCACCCCACTGGTTTTGAACCTGGTGTATCATATAATCCCAACACCAATACTGGATATGTAGTATCTAGACCTACTACTGACCCCAATCCCACTTTCGATTCCCTGTTGCGAGAGTGGGGTTGGAATCCAGCTGAATATGAAATCGTAGGTAACTTACACGTTCGCACATGGGATATGAATATGGGTGACGGTGTTAAAGAACAAGCCTGGTACTACAAAGCTGACATCAGAAAAAAGAACCCAGAGAAAGAAGCTGACTTAAAAAGACTTATTGCAGAAATTAAGAAACATAAACCTTATAAGAAACCTGCAGTTAAAAAAGGAGTTGGCTTTTTTTATTTTGCTAGTGACTGGCAAATGGGAAAATCTGACGGAGGTGGACCACAAGCAACTATAGATAGAGTTAAGTTAAGTCTTGATAGAACTGTTGACAGATTAAAAGAATTAAAGAAACTTGGTATTGATGTTTCTACTATCTACATAATTTCACTTGGTGATCTAATTGAAGGGGTAACAGGATTCTACCCTGGACAATCACACAAAGTACAGTTAGATAGATTAGAGCAGATAACTGTAACTCGTAGATTGTTTCTTGAAGTAGTAACTACTCTTGCAAAGCATGCACCTAAAGTTGTAGTAGGTGGTGTGCCAGGTAATCATGGTCAGAATCGTGGCAGAGATAAAAATGTTATAACATCTGAGTTAGATAATGATGACATTGGTATCCTAATTTCATCTGCTGATGCTTTATCATATGGACCATACAATCATGTCAAATTTATAATACCTGACGGTCATCATCTCACTTTAGATTGCAATGGTACTGTGATTGGATTTACTCATGGTCACCTTAGTCGTGCTGGTAGCAACCCTGGTGATAAGTTAATGAACTTTTGGAAAGGTCAAAGTTTTGGATTTCAAAGTTTAGGTGACGCTACTATTTTAGTCTCTGGTCACTATCATCACTTGCGTACTATACAAGACGGACTTAGAACTTGGTTCCAAGTTCCTTCATTAGATAAGAGTACATATTTCAAAGAACAGTATGGAACTGAAACTGTTAATAATGTTTTAACTTTTACTGTTGATAAAGACGGTTGGGATAATTTAAAATTATTATAATATCTTGACTAAAATTCTACCTGTACTAAACTTGAATCAAGTTTGGTTTAAGTCAGGAACGAAACACGCAAGTGCAACGGAAAAGTGATATAAACAAAGTTAATAACTAATTCCTGTTTCACTCGCCAAACTTAGAAAAGGGAGGTAAATATGCCAGAAGTATTCGATTCACTTCCAAAAAGTGTTTATGAAAAATCTGACAAAAGATCACTTGCTGAACGTATGGGATACATGGACATGATGTCTGAGTTTCCTGGCAAGTGGGTAAAGTTACTTTCTGTTAAGAAAAGCAAAAGACAGAAAATATACAATATGGCTTCTTACTTTAATAAGCAACACCCTGAGTGTGAGTTTAGAAGTATAAGCAAAGATACGACTGTCAATTTGTATGGGAGGATAAATGAATAATCTATACACAGATGATGTTTTAGATTTAGCTAAAGAAGTAGTTAATTCTGAGACTATAGAAAACACTGAGATAGCATTTGAGATTGACGCTATGAAAGATGAAGACATAGCTGTTGCTCGTATACCTATCTCAGCTGCTAAGACTGCCACTACAAAAATCAACAATTATGCTGACGTACAGTTAGCTAGAAAGATTGAAGAAAGTGGTACGTTCAAACTTAATGGCACTGTGTTTCATGTAAACAAAGGATACAAGTATAAGACACTAGACTTGTACGGTTTCCTTAATTGGTTACTTGACGGTGCAGGTAGCGTAAGTCTGGTTTCTGATTTAGCAGCAATTCTTGGTAACACATTTGTACCTAAGTTAAGAGGACTTGATGCTGTAGCTGAAAAGCGTGGCATGAGTGCACATGTTGCAAGAGATACTTTCTTAGAGAAAGTTATTGATGATGAATCAAAACTAGCAGTCATTAATTGTGACACAGCTAGTGCTCCTAAGTGGGCAGTTAATATGAAAGACGGTGATAGAATTGAAAAATCTTAGAGACTTAGCAAAACCTTTTACCAGTCTTGTTAAAAAAGGTAAAGACGCAGGTAAGTTTGGTGACTTCGTTGAACACAGTGCAGTTAACCAAAGGTTGCTAGCTCATATAGGTCCGTTTAGTCAGAGAGTTGTAGAGATTGTGTATGACGTACACCCTCAGTTGGGTCAAGTCTGCACTGGCGTAGTCTTAGAACTCACTATGACTATTGACGGCAAGGAGGTTGTTATCCAGGAAGCTGGTGATCTAGACAATCCGTTCGGTAAAGGTAGAACTAATGGCGATAGATTAAAAATGGCTATTAGTGACGCTTTAAAAAGATGTGCTATGAGAGTAGGTCTAGGACTACATCTCTATGCACAAGATGATTATTTCCTAGACAAATTATTGGAGGATAAAAATGGTACAAGCTAAGAAAATTAGTTTAACAACTGATGATATATCAGGTAATGGTGGTGCTAATCAAATTACCCCAGGTGATTATGAAGCAACTATCGTAGAAGTAGAAGACCATGTGGCTCAAAGTGGTAACGAAGGCTGGAAGTGGACTGTGCAAGTTGGAAGACTTAAACTAAGAACTTTCACTATGTTCACTGCAAATGCAAAATGGAAACTTGTTGAGTTAATGGGTGCACTAGGGATACCTATGCAAGAAGGTGAGATTAGTTTCAATCCTCAAGACTATGTAGGTAAGCCTGTAGGTGTAGAATTGATTGAAGATAAGAACGATACTCGTTACTTAGAAATCAACAAATTCTTCCCTGTTGGTACTAAGCCAGCAACTTCAGTTAGTGAAAGTGCTGAAAACAAGGTTGACAATTCTGAGGTGCCCTTTTAAAATAAGAGTATCTAAGTTTATGGCAACCTCCTAACAAGTTGACATAATGATAAAAAAACCCTCTAGCAATAGAGGGTTTTTTGTTTGTACACAAAAAAGAATTACATCATCTTTTGGCGTGATTTTCTTTTAACTTTCTTTTTAGCCATTTTTTTATTAGTTACTTTTTTAGAACCGTATGCCATTATTTTCCAATCTTTTTCTTTGCAAACTCTTTGACGACTACTAATGCAGCAGAAGCACCTGATAAGGCAGCTAGCTGAAAAGCATTAGCATTAACACCAACTAATGGACCTACTGTTAAAGCACCTAAAAATGCTTGAACAAATGTCCAAAGAGTTTTTTCCAATACTACTTTATATTCTTCACTCATTTAATTAGCCTTCCTAATTTTAATTTCGTTTCAATGTTCTCTAGTTTAGCAATAATTGTATCGAGTTTCTTGTTTATAAACTGTGGGTGTACCATTTCAGGTGGACTATCGTTAGTAGCTTTTACTGGATTATTTTTATTATCGACCCACTCAGATAGTTGTGGACCAGGACAAGTTGTAGATTTAAAATCTAAATGTTTTTTTAGCTCGCCACCTATAGTTTCGTGTAATTTTTCTATAGACTTTAACGCAGCTTCACTAGCCATTGTTTTATCTTTACCACCTAACCAACACACAGAATAATAGTGCCTATTGCCTTCGTTAGTTCCTTGTGATGCTGGTCTAGCGTTAAAACCTCTACCTTCATATATTTGTCCAGTGTTACCAACTAAAAAACTATAAGCAATATCGTTCCAGTTTCTATCTACTTGATGTAACCTCTGAATACTTTTAAGTTGATCTATTTCTGCGTTGTTTCCTATAGCTCCTGGATAATAAGACCAATGTACAACCAGCCCTTTAACTTCACCCATAGAAGCATAAGCTCTAAATGCAGGCTTAGCACCCCACATATCTCTACTTATTATGTTCATGTTCTATACTCCCATGCTTACAATTACAAACAGTAATATAAGTACCTTTACTATTGCGAACAGTACTACAACAGTTTTTTTGTCCCATATCAATCTATCCTCCTAATTTAAAAAGCAAAGCATTAAAATTACTTTCGAGCATATCTAGCTCGCTATTCATTTCTTCTACCATTGCGTCACAAGCATTTTGATGTGATTTGATTTCCTCTATTGAGTTAAACACCCAACCAAAGGCTGCAATCAATCCAGCAAGTAATGCACTTGTTAATTGTTTAGTATCTATCTTTAATGTAGACATTATCCCCCCATTGCAAAAGCACCAGCAATAGTAACTATTGTGGCAATTAATCCCAATACTTTATAAAATTCTGATTTGTCTAGCTTTGAATCTAGTTTTTCCTCTAGCTTGTCTAATTTTTCCAATACCATAATGTTCAACTCCTTTTGTGTAAATCCGTTGGAATATTTTTGATTAGACATTATGGGAGATCGTCCTCTTGCACAGAAAAAAAGTCCCACTCTTTATCGTAAGTTGAACGATTAGATAAATCCCAATCGCTTATTCTTTTAATAAATAAACTAATTTCTTTTAAAAAATAACCTATTAAAAATCCTATTATGAAATCCATAAACAGGATTATAACATATATGATTAAGCAGGTTTTGGATTATCTAATTTGACTTGTGCTATATGGTCTTGCCAAGTAGTTGTTCCATTGACACTATCCCAATATTGCATATCTAATTGATTTTCAATTGAACCATAAGCATCTTTTCTAGCTTGTATCCAACCATTTTCTTGTTGCCAAAATAAATCATTAGCACGATTATTAATAACCCAACTATAATCATCATCTGTAAATTCTATTACATCATTACCAACAGCTTTCATAAGTGGTTTTTCGTTTTCCACTTCTGTGGTTACTTGTGCTATAAATTCTTCTAATGTTGCCATATTTTTATCTCCTAACTATTAACCATACCATATAAAGTAAATTTTCCACTACTTATGTTACTAGCACCTTGAGGGGTTATATATAATCCGTCATAAATATTAGTGTTATCGACTTCTACCTGCATACGATAACGCCAAAACCTATCCAAAGTATTGCTAGTAGCGTTCATATTGTTATATATTGAATATTTATTATGACTACTACTTTGTGTATTAAAAATATATCCCTCTAAAACTGAGTTATTACCTGTTAACGCAGTTTGAAAATTATAATTTCTTTGTATCATAATAAAATCTCTTGGTGTAGGAAAAACACCTGTATTGTAATATCCATAACTACCACCTAAATCACTAGCTCTACCTGCTACGGCAGTATTTTCTACGGTTTCTACTACATTAGATACTTTACCAACTACTTTATAACCACCGTCGGCGTCTAACGTT